GCGGAGGATTGGGATTCCGCAACCGTTCGGTGTGTCCTGCGTCGTACATTAGTCTTTTCCTTACCTGTTCCTTGGGGGTTGCGGTTGGCCTGGCAACGGCCTCGCTGGCACCGTCCAGCTACGCGGGAGTCGTGCGCCGCCAGGAAATTCAGCCGGAAGCCATTTCGCGGGATCGAGAACTGGCTTAGGATTCCGGCGAAACCTTGCGGGCAGGTTAAAATTTCCGGGGTTGAGATTTCCCCAACCTGCGGGGTTGGGTTTAAATGGGTTTTCCAGCCTCTTTTGCATATTCCGCTGCAACGCCATGTTTCTTATGAGATCCTCAGCAGGGGGAAGCTGGTCGGGCAGGTGCGGAAGGGGGGGTGGCTCTGGAGGAAGATATTCCCTGCCGTACTCACCTCTGGGTAATTCGTTTTGTCCTGGTCCGTACATTATTAACCTCACATCTTTATGATCGTCACCGAGAAAGCCTTCTTCAGGGGGCTTTTCTCGGAGAGGAATTCAAGGTCGCCTGGCCGCAGAGACTTCTTAACATTGTCGTTAACATGGTGGCTGGCTAAAAGACCACGATTCATCATCTCGCGCCCGGGAGCTTTCTGGCCGGCACTGTGGAAGTTCTCCTCCTGGTCGGAGTCTTCCAGGAGCTGCCTGATTAGCTTCTCGATATGTTCAATACCATCAATCACTCTGGTCCCTCCTGTCCTTCTCGGCCTTTATCTTCTCGCGCATGAAGTCCATCTCCAGCTGATGTGACTCGCGGGCCTGCTCGATTTCCTGGCTATGCTTCTCGGCGTCCTGCTGGATCTCCTGCTGGTGCTCCTGCTGCTGGACCTGGAGATCCGCCTGCTTGGACTGGGCCTCCTGCTGGATGATCTGGGACTTGGACTGGGCCTCAGCCTGCTTGAGTTGCATGTCCATCTGCTTCTCCTGCATCTCCATCTGCTTCATCTGCATGTCCATCTGAGCTTGCTGCTGTTGCGCCTGTGCGGCGGGGTCTTCCTGCTGTTGCTGCTGCATTTGCTGCTGCTGTTGCATTTGCTCCTGTTGTTGCCTCTGTATGACCTCCTGAGTGATCATGTACCCGGTCGGATCCAGCTCATTGGCCTTGGCCCAGTCGCTAATAAGAGCGTTATACGGCTCAATCAGGCCCTGGCCGACAAAGTTCTGCAATACCGGCATAGCGATCTGGGCGAACTCGTTGAGCTGTCGTATCCTGTTCACCTTGTTGGGCTTACGGGCACTACCCGCCTCGATGCGGTAGTCGTACTCCCTGATTGTCCGCTCAAAGTCCTGCTGGCGTATCTGTGTGTCCCAGATCTGTGCCCCGAGTCTGCCAAGAATGGGTGCCACCTCCTGGCCCGATAAAAGCCACTCTGCGGCCTCGATTTCCTTGAGTGCACAGCCGCTGAGCCAGTCCTCTACCCTGCTGGCCATGTCATCAGGTCGCACAGAGACGTTCTGGTTGCGGACATCTGCCTCTGTCGCGCTGCGGATCTGTGTAGAGCCGCTCAGGCCGTAAATAAGCTCTGTCAGGCCCGTGCGCTTGTCGATCATTTCTAGGACCTCGGAGACCATTCTCCAGATGTCCACGTTGAAGCTGGGGGCGTCCAGGAAGGACACAACATCACTGATCCTCTGGCCAAATAGGTCGCTAATCTCGATGTGCGTATAGGGGCCCAGGCCGGATTTGATCTGATCCTGGATTTCTGCGCCTGCTGCCTTGGCTATTGCCACATATGTCGTGCTGGCGGCGGCTACCTTGTCGGCCAGGAAACTCATGCACCAGTTGACGAACCTAAGTTCCCCGATTGCCGGCTTAATCAGGCTGATTGGCCAGATTTCCCCCGGTTTCTCGTAGAAACTCAACGGCGAGAAGGGCCAGCCCCCGTCAGTCCAGTAGGGAATGGGCCACTGCGCGCGCATGAACAGATCCTGCTGCCCAAGCTCCGAAAATGCAGGTGTGGGAAGGTTCAAGGGGTAAGGAATATCGTCGGCAACCGCCAGGTAGCAAAAGTCGCCAAACATCTCGAAATCGAACTTGCTTTTCAGGCTCTGCCGGTCGGTAGACTTGAGACGTTCGCCAAAGCCAGCCTTGCTATACACCTGCCAGTATTCGATCAGGTCGAAGCTCTTGCCGCTCTTCTTATTGGAAGAGGACTTTTTGCGTCCACCTGAATACTGTACGGCCTGGCTGCGAAACGACTCACGGGAGCCTTTCAGCTCATCCTCGGGTAACCCGTACTCGCGTTCGACCTGCCAGGTCGGATGTATAACCTTCCTGGCAACCCATTGAACATCTTCCCAGTACTTGGCATCAGGATCGACAACAAGATCATCTACCGACACGTAGTAACTACGCGGGTAAGATGTGCCGGAACCACCAGGGCGGTAAAGCTCCGTCCATAACAGCCCCATACCCTTGATGATGGCCTCATTAATAGCCATCCGGCACTGGACCTTCTTGTTAGCCTCATCCTGAAGCCAGTTGAGGTAATGCTCTTTCAGTCCCGCGTGCGTCCGCTTTACCTCAGCCTCAGAATGCTCATGCATCTTCAGCATCTGGTATGACTGGGCGGCCTGCTGGTCATTCGGCTGTATTCCCAGCGCCTCCGGAGATATCTCAGGAGAGGTGCGAGGTGTCACCTGGATCCTGGGATTACGATGATAAAGAACCGGGCCAAAGAGAGCCACGGCCTCAAACACGCGGTTGACCGTCATACGGAATGTGGGGAGCGCTCCCTGGGTTTCCTTGTCCAGGAAGCCTCCGGGGGCCTTGGCGTAGGCCCCTTTCCACATCCAGTCGTGGGCACCGTCGAAGAACTTCATCGCCTCTTCGGCGTACTTGCCGAAGCGGTCCTGCTTTTGCTTCTCGGCGTCCTTAATCTTGTGGAGCCACTCCTGAACGATGCCGCTGGCAGGGTGGTTGCCGTCGTCTAATATGGGCATCGCTGTCTCCTAACGAAATCGGCAAAATTTGCCGATTTGGGTTACTCGGCTTTTTTTGTCTTCGGCGTGAGGGCAAGCTCCAGACGCTCGATACGGCTCAGCATCTCAGCATGCTCTTCCTTGATCCGCTTGTACTCATCGGTGAAATCCCACGCCCCGCCTTCTCGGTGATCAGAATTGATCTCCAACTTGGGATCGTCAATATGGCGAACGGACTCGTTAATCCCCCCATTAACATTTCGCAGCATGATATTACGGCCAGTCCTGGAAATACGGACAACAAATGCCAGCTGGGGAAATGTCCCCTCATCTCGTCCTGTGGGGTGGAAAGACACGGGTGTGCCTATCTTCACTTCCGGCATCTCGAAACTGATAATCTGGTCTTGGGTAGGTGAACTCATCATTACTCTCCTGTGGGTCCCAGGTTAATGTAAGCAGGCGCTAAGCCCCTTGCTTTCGCCCTGCGGGTCTCTTCACGCATCTTTCGCTGTGCAATTATCTGCTGGACAGGGCCGCTTTTCCGTACACTAGGCTTTGCCTTGACGTACTTAAGTCCATGCGCAGCAGCATATTCACACGTTTCTACTGCATGGCAATGTGTGCGACGATTGCCCTCGTCCTGCACGTAGCCATTGACTACTTTCTTCTTGAATCTTGCGAATTCCCTGCATAGATTCGGGCAACGCTGCACAACTACCATCATCCTAGTTGTACCATCTCCCCTTATTCTGAGCCAATCTCGAAGTCGCATTTCACGGCCAGGAACATCGTCGCTTCCTGACCTGAACCTGCTGCCCGTCTCGATGCTCACCACACCCCTCTGGGCGAGTTCATTCGTGTACTGTGTCCTGGGGAGAACGCCGGAGCCTATCTCCCTCAGCCGTCCACCGTGGGCGTCAATAATGAATGACTGGAATGGCAGGTCACCCACCTTCTCCTTCACCGCCTCGGCAAACTTGGTGGCCGTACACTGCTGGATATACAACTCGTCGTAGCAGATCTTGTAGTCCCCCAGGCTTTCCGGGGGAACGGTCCAGAAGGTGACCGCACATACCGCGTGCCCAGGGTCAACCACCATGTACCGGCACCAGTCCCTGGGGGGAACCCCGTCGTTCTCTGTCAGTATCCGCTGCACCTTTGTCCTGGGCTCCTCGAACTTGATGGCACCGTGAATATCCTTAGCGAACGAGGGGTACATCAGGATACTGTCTGTGACCATCTCCCCCAGGGCACGCTTACGGTACTCGTCATCACCCTTGGCCTGCCAGCGCTTGATGTTCTCGCGCTTTACCTGCTCGGGCATGAAGGGGTTATCAAAGATGGTGGCTCGGAAGATGACTGTGGTGGGGCTGTCCATGTCCTTCTCGTCGTAGGCCCGATCCACGAGGTTTACCAGGGCGTCGTTCTTGCTGTGTGGCAGGGCGCTCCAGCGTAGCTTCCCGTCACGCATTGAGAGCCTGGCAATCATCTCGTCATACCACTCGGGCTTCTCCAGATCCTCATCGATATGCACAAGGTCAGCCTGGAACCCCTGCGCGGGATCGCCCTTGCTACCCATGGCGTAGATCACCCAGCCATTCTTCAACTCACACATCTCGAAGACGTGCTGGGCACGCTTCTTCCAGGCAAACTTCTTGATGAACCTGTTGGGAATTAGGGGTGGGGCCGGCTTGGCATCCTTGCGGTTCTCCCAGTCACTGGCTATCCAGGGTTTCCATGCTCTCCAGCGACCTGTCTTTTCGTCGCGGATAATCTTGAAGGAACCGGCACGGAAGAGGTACTTGTGGATTGTGCGGCCTATGTGACCCTCATCCATGCCAAGACAGACCATGATCCCGTTCTCCTTGGGGTATTTCCCATAGGGATCCTGCCCTGTAGCGGCGCGTGCGTCCTCCACGAAGCTGGCAAGACTCTTGCCTACCTGGTTGCCTGCCTGGATGAGTGCTTCCTTGGCCATGCAGGCATGGAAGGCATCCTGGAAAGGCAACGGCTCATAGAGCTTTAGTGCCTCGCAGTCACGCAGGAGCTTTTCCCTGTGCAGGGCGCGGAATTCCTGTTTCTGGTGCTCTGTTACCGTTGCAACAGCTTTCTGATCAGGAATCTGTATCGCCCTGGACTGGTGCCTCCTCGACTTTTTTGGATCTAGTGCCATTTTTCTTGAAGGTTCGCTTACTGGTGTCAATCTGCATAATACGCTTCGTCTCGCGCTGGATTTCTTTCTCCAGCTCTTCGTCTGTGATTTCCTCCAGGCTGCGCTGCGCCGCACCGGACTCACTTACCTTTGTGACTAGGCGGATCACTGTATCGTGCGCCTTCTGCCTCATCGGCGAGCCTGGTGGACTCCTCAAGTAATTAGCCATGAACTGCTGGGCGAAGCCCCCCGGCCCACCGAACGCCTCCATGATGTACTGGAGGGTTTCGGCCATATGGGGGACTTCGCTCCCGCCCTGTGCGAGCTTATCAAGAAGGTCAAATCCGCCATCCTCGATCTTCTTAACCCGCTCATCAACTTCCTGCTTGCGCTGCCCCTCTCGCTCCTCAGCACGGCACATCTTGCACGTTTTGCGGTAGCCGTCTGAAGAACTGTTGGACCTGTGCCAGAACTCTTGCGAGAGCGGGAAGGTCACATGGCAGTTCTCGCAAGCTCGTTCTGTCATACCTGGCCCCTCCTCCACTGGGTTGGATACTGCCCCTGAGGAGGAGGAGTTGGCTCCGGTGGACGCATGGAGGGCTGCGCCTGCTGCTGGGCCATGTTAGGCTGCCCGGGCTGGGTAGCCTGCTGTTGGACCTGCTGCTGCGGCGCGCCGCTACTACCCTGAGCCTGTGTCAACAGAGACTGGTTTGCGCCCTGCATGGTGCGGGCACTGGCCATGTTCTTCTGCTGAATTTCCTGGAGAAGTCTCGCCAGGAATCTCTGGGCAGACCGCGTATCCACAGACCACGCTGGTACTTGCTCCTGGAAGCCCGGCATACTACATCCCTCCCTGTTGCTGCTGGGCTAACATCTGGCGGATCATCTCTTCCTGCGGGAGTCCACCGCCACCACCGGGAGGCATTCCGCCAGGAGGTCCTGGAGGCATTCCGCCGGGGGGTCCTGGAGGCATTCCGCCGGGAGGGGGTCCACCGGGAGGACCCGGAGGCATTCCGCCGGCCTCTGGGGGCATTCCGCCAGGGGCTCCCGGGCCTAGCTGCGAGAGCTGATCGGGCGTAAGGGGAACCTGGGGATTAGATGGATCATAGAGTTTGATCTCACCCGCAATAGCGGCCTGGATGGCCGAATCCGTGCGAGGGTCCCCTGGGGGGAGTTCAATTCTCTGTCCGTCGGGCGTTTCAACTATGTATCCAACTCCAGCTGGCATATCTAATCTCCTAAAGAGTGTTAACTACATTCGCCATCCACCGGGAGGAGTCTTTCCCCATCCTCGGCGTTTGTCTAATTTCTGCTGAAATCTCTGCGCTTTTGTACCCCTGAATATATTCTCCCGCTGTTGTACCTTGTTTCCTGGAGAACTAAAGGAAAACGGCTTCTGGTTCCCGGCTTTCCATTGTTTCGCAGCCGGACTCTCCCACATACCCCCCTGTGCAGGTTTCTGCTGGCCCGCCTTCGCCTTTACATTCCTGATGATATCCTCCTGTGTGCCGAGCTGGGGATGCTCTTGGGCGGGGCTCTGCTGGAGAGGTCCCATAGTCTGCGCTTCCTTGCGTGATCTGACTGCTGCCGCCTCTGCCTCCCCCCTTTGCTGAACACCCCACGCTTTGCTCCCCACAAAAGGCTGAGAAGCCTGCGGAGGCCCGCCCGGAGGTTGCTGCTGCTGGCCACCACCAAGTCCTGGCGGACGGGGCGCTTGCCAGCCTATAAACGCCTCGGGCTTCTTGCTTGTCCACCCCGGGCCTGATGGCATTGTGCTTGGGGAACCCGTATACACTTGTTTTTTAAGGGGATTATAGAAAGTTTGCACTACTGTTAACCCAGCCATTCCCGGTGGCAGCGAAGTTCCCCCCACCCCAGTCCAGCCCTCTGGATAAGGTGACCATTTGTCCAATCCTGGCGGTGGCTGAACGGGTTGCTGCCACGGTGGCGGCTGTACGGGGCCACCGTGAATGGGGCCGGGTGGCCGCTGTCGGTGCCGCGCACGTATCTGCCAGTCATCCGGTAGGACAGGTTCCATCCTGCCGCCATCCCAACGACGTGAAAGCCCTATGGGGCCAGGTAGCGGCTCGTGTCCCCAGCGGGGGTCGTGCATGCCAGGCTTCCTATGGGCAGGTTCCTGTCTACCACCATCCCACCACGGGGGTTGCTGTGTCTGCCAGGGTGGACGCCATCCGCCGCCCTGCCACGGTGGTTTCTGCTGGCCGGGTTGCTGATCATCGCGGAACCAAGGCAGTTCTGGCGACGGAATTACATCTGGTTGCTGCGGTTGGCCGGGTTGTTGCACTGGTGCTTCAGGGGCGGGTTGTTGTTGGCCGGGTGCGTCTGGCCGACCGCGCCCCTTGAAGGGCGATAGTGACGCCAAAATAGACTTGGCAAGTTCGGGGTCATCCTTGAATCCAGTAAACCCACCCTTGCCCTTCCACAACTGCTGGTCACCTATTTGCTCCACAATCTTTTGGTAAGAACCCTGGTCTTTTGCATTCCCGATAAACACATTTTTCTGCGGTATTCTTTCGGCATGCGGGCCAGCGCCACCGGAACGCTGCCAGATGTTTCCGTCATCATCAATGCCGATCCACTTATATTCAGCCCGCGAGGTACGGAAACTAATCCCTGAGCCAATGTTTTTAAGTTCACCCGTGGGCGCCTCTGGTGCTGGTGCTTCAGGGGTGGGCTCCTGTCCATCCAATAAACCAGGCCACTTTTCTGGGCTCGCCATGACCTAACTCCTGTAATAAAAAAAGCGCCGCCCGGTGCTCCGAAGAACACCCGGGCGGCGCAACCCGAGACCCGATTTGCGTGGCTGCGCAGCCGGGTGTTCTCGGCTAAGGCATGTTTACGCACACGTAAACCAAGGCGTCTTCACCCGCTGCTGCGGCTGTTCCGTCAAAGTTCGTGGAATCCGAACGCTGCAAGGCGCGAGCAACTACATTAATTGCTTCCTCGGATACCTGAGCAGTCGAAGCATGAACTTCTTCCAGATAGCCACTGGCAGAAGAAATCAAGCAGTCACCAAGGGTGACAGCTTCGCTCGCCTTCAGCTTGGCAAGACACACGCCGCCAATGACAATCCAAAAAAGATCATCGTCAGCTACGGTGTTACTGCCAAGTTCAGGGTCACCAATGCCGCCCCAGAGGTTCACTGCACCCGTCACCGCCTTGCACGTACCAAAAATCTTACGACCTTCGGTGTTGGCAGTAGCCTGCGTGGTAACAGTGTAGTCGCTAGTATCGACATTAAACTGCATACACAGGCTGGCAACGGTCAGCGCACCACCGGAGGTGTTGCGGACACAAATAGCCCGGAGGCTATTACCACTGCGGCGGCTTTTGCCACCGCGAAGCGCGGGCGTACGATCAACGTCGGGGAACTCAAAGATAGCGCCCTGCCAATGCGAATTGATCAGGTTGCTGTCGCTGTCGGTCCCCTTGAGCGTTTCGCCCAAGTCAAAAGGAGGATCTACGTACTTCATCTTTTTTTCCTTCTCAAAAAGGGACTAAGCAAGGGCTGCCAGCTTGAAGAAGTTCCTCGGTGAGGAAAACTTCATGTTGGACAGCGTACTTACAACAGCATTAAACGACTGGGAGTGAATGTCGTATTCAGGACCTTCACTGCGGAGCAGTGCGTCGTCCATCGACTTCAGTTCCATGTTGTCGTAGTTAAGGCCGTAGCCGACACCACTAGCGATTGCGGCTTCCCAGCTGACCTCGATACCGTCGAAGTTCAAGACGTTCTTGAAACCGAGGGCGCGAAGACTGTTCTCGCTGGAGATAGCAATCCGTTCCTTGTCGTCGATCAGGTTCAACAGGGCCATGTAGAGGTCCCGTGCCAACAGGATGTTGGTGATCTGACCATTCTTGCTGGTGTTACGCTGTGCGTTGATAATCGCGTAGCGCATCGCCTCGTCGCCCTGCCCGGCAAAGGTATTGGTAGTGCCAGGAAGGTCGGCATGTGTGGACGTGTAGTTCACGACCAGCGGCGACCAGAAGTCGTACTCAGGATCAGCAATACCGTCAGGCCAGTACTGCCCCGACTCATTCTCGCCACCGTAGTTGCCGAGAACTGTCGAGAGAGCGGCATAGGTATCGTTCGGATAGCCAACGATGTCAGCAGCATTCGCTGCTCGCTGGGCACCGGACGTGCTGTTTACCGTACCGTTGAGTACAAACATCGACTCCAGCCCGTTCCACGATTGCTCGTTGCCCGTGGCTGAACCATCGACGTAATACTCGCCTCCGAGGCCCTCGGTGATACTCGTTTCCAGCCGTTCGACAAAGTTGTCGAATACCTTCACGATTCCCTCGGGGCCACGGTTACTCCGGAATTCACGGTAGTACATGGTGTCCGTGACTTGGTAGCCACGGAAATCCAGGTTCGCCGTTTTCCAGAGGTTCCTTCGTGCGAAGTTTCTTTGCGTCTCACCAGTGTTTCCTTCAACCTTGTGCAGCCTGTACTGGACCGGCCAGTCAAAACCTTCACCAGAGTTGTTGAAGTTGATCCGACCAGCGGACTCCAGCAGAGCACCCAGCTGGAAGTTGCGAAGCATTGACTCTTCAACTTCCCGGATGTGCTTTGCTAAGGTCGTGGCCGAAGTCCTGGCAAACGCTACGGGGTTAAATCCCTTGTAAGCCATAGTTCACAGCCCTTCTTAAAAAAACCTAAAACAAACCATCGGCCAACGCTTGCTGGCGCAACTTCTCTCCGGCGGTTAAGTGCCGGTTCTGCGATCTCGGGCTCGGGTTACTTCTTGTGGGAACACTTCCGGAGCGGTCGGAGATATGCCCCGCACCGCGCTGAAGGTGATCCATGTTTCTCTGGCTGCCCGCTGCACCTTGCTGCTGCTGTGCCACAAGGCCAGTAGCAATTCGGCCAGCCATCATCTGTGTTGCGACGTTCCATATCTGCTCTGGGTCCGTCATGCCAGACTGCCTGAGGTCCCTGACATAACTGGTTACTTCCATCCCCTCGTTGGACATAACAGGCTGCCCGCCCTGGTCGACATATGCCTGCCCTGTGCGTGAGTCGTACTCGTAAAGCCAGTCGGCATTCCTGCCATTAATGTTGTTAACGGTGTTCTGCCTCCGGCTTTGGGCGAGCTGGTGGTTCTGTTGTTCATAGAGATGCGACATCCTGTCAACGAAGAGCCTATCAAACTCCTGTTCTATGATTTTAGGAAAAACCTCCTGCGGGCGGCTAGTCAGATCATCTGTCCATTTTTCAACATATCCGACATAATTCTCTGCCGCGTTCCTGACTTCATGTGGAGTATCGTGGCGCCAGTCCCAGTAGATAGACCCTGTATTGGGGTCCTGGACCTGGTGTCGCCAGCGCTGAACCTCTTCCTGGTTGATTTCAGGAGGAGCCCACCAGCCTTCTGGTTCTGGTTGGGGCTGCTGCTGTTGCTGGTACTGTTGCTGCTGTTGTTGAACAAATGCCTGGTAGGTTGGGTCCGACTGCATCTGAACCCATCGCTGACCATAATCAGCCATCTGGGCAGCCTGCCGGGAAGACTGTTGCAGGTAATCATTCTGATCTATCAGGTGGTTGGTGAGCTGCTGTGCCTCCATGTAGGAGTTAAGCAGCCTGCTCTGCCCATCCTCTACTGAATCAACGCCGGTAAACCCCATGGTTCCGAGATGATCCAGGAACCCTGGCTGGTATGGCTCGTCTACGATACTAGACTGATATGGCTCTTCTGCAACGACATCAGTAAGGTCCAGCTCGGGAGACGCCTCCTCCTGAACTTCCTGTGGTTCTTCGTATTCAAGTTCTTGTTGGATATCTTCTGCCATGGTTTACCTCTGGATTTCGGGTCCTAGGTTTATTACAGCCACATAAATACATGATGTGGCACTGTTTACGCAAGTGCTATGTCTTCTTTCTCCACCATAAAAGGATGTGCTTAATGAAGCCGAGGAGCCCCACTTCCTTGTAGCCGAGAACTCTCACCTCTGCTGCAAGGCTGTTCAGGTCGACGAAGGCCCGAGACCGGATCATTACCCGGTGCTTTGTGCCCTCTTTAATGAAGCGCCTTCTCATTACCTTCTCCTCTTTCCCATCATTTCTTGTATAGACTCATGTTCTGAATCAACTCCCCTAACCGCCCGCTCATAGGCTTCCCTGAGGCGACGATCTCGTGCAGCTCCTTCATCGTAACCCGGGGCATAGGGGTTTATCTCAGGGTTCTCAGGCAGGCCGAGAATCAGCGGCTGACCCTCCCTGCTCCTCCTGGCCTGACTCTCTTCCCTGATAAGATTCTCCCAGTGCTGACGTGTTTCTGCTATCGTGGCTGGCCGCCCGCCCCTCATTGGTATGCTCGGCCTAACCGCGTCCACCGGGGCCTGCCGCCGAGAAAAGCCAAAAAGATTTGGAGTTGGGTCAAGCATCTCGCGGGGAAGTGGCATTACTTTCTCCGTATACTAGAACTGTAGTCTTCCGCTATGGCGCCTTGGCTCAGCGGCATTCCGAACCCCCCAGATATCGGGATCATCGGGCACAAAGTCTACCCCCCGGCGTCCAGCCAACTTTACACGAGGATCAATGGGGAGCCCCTGCCTGAGGCGCTGCCCAACCATGATATCTCCTGCCGGGATTGAGCCACCCATTCCTGCAAGAATCGCCTGTTCCTCCTCCTGCCGAGCCGCCTGCCGAGCCGCCCTTCGTTGTGCACGCTCCCCTTTTCCCAGAAGCCAGCGGCGTTCCCTGGCGGGCTCACCACCTTCAAGGTTGGACGGGCTTTCTGGATCCTCGGGATAATAGCTATCCCCCTCAAGACCCAGGAGCAGCTCATCGTGCAGAGCCTGGTTGCGTAAAAGCTCTTCTATGTGGGGGCGCGTCCTGTCATAGCTTCCTGGAAGGTGGGGCTCAGAAAGTCCCTGCGGCCCCTGGGCCGGCTTATTGCTGGGGTGTTGGTCTTCAAGATATTGAAAAAGGTCGCGCATGGGTTCTCTGGGGGCGATCCACGAACTCCAGTCACTCCAGCTGGGGGTATCCGGCCAGGGGTGGCCGCGACGATTATGTGGTCCCCGAAGATTGGGCTGGAATGCGTCTTGCCCCATAAGGGCTTCTAGGAGCGGGGGGATTCCACCACGACGGGGGCCAGCTTCGCGAGCATCAAAAGGCGGGATTGGCATTACTTTCTCTCCCATGCCCAGATGGCATCCCTGACATCATCGAATCCCACGATCCTGCGTTCCCCGGGAAACATGAAGAACGTCGGGCAGGTGGGGATACTGTTGGGGAAACCGTACTGGTGTGCGTACGGACTGGTAATCTGATAACTACCGGGTCGGGCAGCAAAGCATTTCTTACCGTGCTTGATAAACATTTCTAATGCCGCGCAGTGGTGATGTCCTATCACCCCTATGTCAAACGGCTCGTCGTTCATTTCCCAGAACCGCTTGACCACATGAGTCTGGTTAAGGCTGGAGTTAAACCGGCCTACCTGGTGGCGAATCAGGAGACTGTACGCCTGTCCACCTACAGTAACTGTCATCCTAGCTTCTGCGGGTGCATAACACAACTTCCGTTGTTCAGCGATCTTGGAGAGATAATCCAGGCCGCCGATCTGTGCTGTCCAGGCATCGTGGTTTCCGGAGATCATGCAGAGGATCTTGTCCCCGAAGACCTGGAGGTAGTAGTCAAACAGCCTCCACTGGTCATCCGGCTTGCTCTGGGCAGAGATCATGGCGCTGCGGTGCTTGATGTGGTTGTCCACACCATCACCAACGAGTACAGCATAGAAGCCCGGGGTGTTGCGGATTAGCTCTGCGTCCTCCCGCATCCTCTGGAAGTCACATGCCGTACCGGGGGCGATGTGCTGATCAGATATGCAGGCGACAGCGATAGGCCCATCGGGGAAGTCCACGGTGAACCTGCCCCGGGTCTTGGCCTTCTCGATCTCCTTGACTCCGCGTTTCTCTGCGCGGCCCCATTCCTCAGCAGGATCCCAGTCGTCCTCCCACTCGGGCATGGCACCGCTGGCTGACTTGAAGCCCTCTAGCTTGGCCTCAAGGTCCTTGATCTCGTGCTTGAGTGCGGTGTTCTCGAAGTCATAGGGGCTGCCGTGATGGTCGACATCAGCTGATGGTGGTGCGCCAGCCCTCTTTCTCCTCTGGATTTTGCTTCTTATTGCGTCAGAGCTTTTATTCAGCCTCTGGGCAATCTCCATTAAGTCGTGGCCCTCCGCCAGGAGTGTGACCAGTAAACTTTCTTCTTGGTGTGTCCAGTTAGTTCTTGGCGCCATGGTTCCTCCAATGAAGCGGACATAAAATCCTTCCGTAAAATTATAGAGGGAAAAAGACCGCTGGTGCCACAGCGTATTGAATGGTTTGACAGCATTACCTAGAATTTGCTTAGATGCTGTGGGTTAGGCGGCTCCTGATTGCCACGCCCACGCGGTGGGGTTTACCTCCTTTCCCCCACACAACAGGAGTCGCCTAACCGCTTTTTCAAGGAAGATAGTTATGCCGCCACCGATACAGGGGCCGCTCAACCCACCGGACGTTTACATCCCTCCGGATCCCCCTGACCCCAGGAACTGGTC